AACCTCAAAATTAAAGCTGAGGCAAGCGGCGATTTCGTAACGTTTGCATCTTCTGGCTTCTACAACAAGCCACAGATCAAGCTTAGCGATGAGCAAATTGATAATGTGTATGCAGAGGTTCACAACCTTGAAGCCATTTATCAAAGAAAGACCGCTGATGAACTTCAAGAAATTCTTGATATTCATTTCTATGGTAAGAGTGGATCAAGTCCAAAGTCTGAAAAGGCTCCATCAGCAACGACAAAGCAAACATCCACTCTTGAGGATGATAGCGATGATGATATCCCGTTCGATTTCCCAGCTAAGAATAGTTCAGCATCCAGCGAACCCTCCGAAGAAGATATCGATAAAATCCTGTCCGAACTAAACGACTAATATATGCTAACTCCTGAAGATAAAAAACTATTAATAGATTTCGCCGGTCCCCTCTTTGCAGAAAGTAAAGAGATCGACTCAATGTATTTTAACGATGCTAGGCCGAAAACTGATGGTATGCCAGATTCAGGAATTGCGCGAGGGATTCAACAGGCGTTGGAGAGAGATTTCATGTCCTCTCCAACGCCTCGTCGCGTACAAGCCCCTGTGCAGTATCCAGTGGAACACATTCCACAATATGTACCTGAACAAATGCCGCAATATCCTCCAAATGTTCAACCTCAACCGGTTCAATACCAAGTTGGACAAGTGCAATACAACCCAGATCAAATGGAATTTAAATTTGATCAGTCTCAACAAGAAAAAACAAACACTCTTCTTGAGGCTCAAAATAAGTTGATTAAAGAATTGATTAAAAAAATTGATAAGGTAATATCTCTAGCAACCAACAATGACAAAATTAAAGATTAACAAGCCAGACTTCTTATTTTTTCTATCATCTTTGTCTAAACTCAGTGATTCCGCCATTCTAACTATTAAGGATGGCGGAATTTCCGCATTGGCATCTAATTTAGATGCTTCAATGTTCCTTTGGAACACAATGCCAGTGGAGGCAGACGATGATGTTGTTCTTAACATCCCAGCATTATCCAAATTGGCTTCAGCATTGAAGCTGTGTGGTAATTCTGATGTTGTAGAACTGACAGTGAACAAAAATAACTTGGAGTATCGAGGAAATTCTATAAAGTTTAAATATCATCTATATGAGGATGGTGTGATCATGAAAAGCAAGACGAGTCTTGATAAATTGAAGAGTTTAAAATATGATGTGGTTACAGAATTCACAGAAAAATTCCTGAAATCATTTTTAAAAGCATCATCGTCTTTTTCAAAGATCAATAAACTTCATTTGTATACAGAAGATGATCATCTAGTTTGGTCATTACAGGACACCACAGTAGCGAATAGTGATGTGTTCAGTCTGCAAGGATCTGAAGTTGATTTCGAAATGGATTCATTCATTATAAATCTGGATAATATTCGAATGATAACATTCCCAAATGTTGACTTTGCCAAGTTGCAGATCAACACATCATTGGGAATCGGAAAAATCGGGTTGCAATATGGAAATGTCGAATTAAATTATATCATATCCAGCTTAATAAAATGATAATTAAAAATAAGATTTCAACACTTGGTTACTTTCTAAAAAGAATGCGTGACTCTGGGTTTATCACAATTAAACTCTACGACAAGTATTCTTTCCAAGATCCTAGAAAGTGGTCGGTTATGATAGATCCCGGTAATCGTAGTGTCACTATAACATGCTATGAAAACCGAGAATTCAAAGGTGATATTATTTTTGAAATCAACGACGGGGGTCGGCTATTTCCCAAAAACTACAATTTGAAAACAAATTCAATGGAGATTATTATAACCAATCTTTTAGAGAAAGGTGTTAGTCAGAAAACTGAAGATAACGATTTTATAAAAAAGTGATTGGTTAATTTAAATAATAATATGAATGATAACGAATCAGAATATAGTGACGAAGATGTAAAGAAACTTCTAATGGATTCGTTAAAAATGAAATTAAAAAATGACAGAAACAAGCCCAATAGAGTAAAGCTCAACCAAGCGATTATCTCAACATTGGGTGAGTTTTTAACATGTTTTAAGCTTATGGGATATGATTTGGACGGCAATTTTGTCAATCTAACTATAAGTAAAACTGCAATGGACAAATCTGCATTGGAACAATCCTTTATGAAAGAGTTTTCCAAATTTATGAACGATTCAATGTGATGATATTTTTTTCAAATAAAAAGAATCCAAGATTTGGAGACTCATATGCTGTGCAGACTGGAGATTTCGCTGGTCAATTATTTATCTTTATAAAGAAAAACGATGATGCTTACGAATTTCTCGCCAGTCCCCTGATGGAAAATCGAAAAGTTCCGATTGAAAAGTTTGACTTTGCCTTGGAAGAGGGTATAATAGAGTATGTCAAGAGGCTCCCTAGATATGTCCGCAATATTACGCGGATTAAATTCGAAGAAAACGCAAAAGAGTCTTCATTTACCTGAAAGCTATGTAGTTTCTAAGTTTTTCGAACTTGGTCCATATCCACTGCATAATTCTTACAACAACACATACCAGTGCAGTTGTCCTATTTGCAGAGAAGGTAAAAGCTTTGGAAAAAAACAGAGATGTTTTTATATCCCATCAAATGATTTAATCTTTTGCCACAATTGCGGATGGTCTAGTAAGCCTCTCACATGGATTTTAAAGGTGTCTGGGATGTCCTTAAACGAGGTTTCAGATGAATTGGTAGAGGGAGAGTATGATATGCTTGATATGTCTGAAATTGACAAGCCTAAAGAAGAAATTAAGATTCCATCTTTACCAGAGGATTGCATAAATCTGTTTGATAAAACACAAGTATCGTTTTATATCAAAAATCCCATAGTGTTGGATACATTGAAATACTTAAAAAATCGACACTTGTTAAAAGCGGTCAACAAACCAGATGCAATGTATCTATCGTTGAAGGATTTCACTCACAGAAACAGACTGGTGATTCCATTTAAAGATATAGATGGCAAAATCGTATTTTATCAGAGTCGTAAAATATTTGAATGGGATGACAGAATAAGATATTCATCAAAACGAAACGCCGACAAGAGTCTTTTCAATATTCATAAAGTGGATTCATCTCATGGTGATACAATTTATATATTCGAAGGTCCATTAGACGCATGTTTTGTTAGAAATGGAGTCGCTGTCGCTGGCATAACAGAAGGATCTCACTTTTATACCGATAAACAACGCGCTCAGTTAGCACAATTTAAATTTTTCCAAACGGTTTGGTGTCTAGATAGTCAGTATCTAGACGCTGCAAGTAAAGAAAAAAGTGAAGAGCTTTTAAAAGCGGGTCAAAGTGTTTTTATATGGCCGAGTGTTGATGGAAAGAGGTACAAAGATTTCAATGAAATGTGCATTGATAAAGAAATGTACGAGGTACCCCCTGAATATATAAATCAGAACACATACTCTGGTAAAAATGGGTTACTGAAGCTTTCAATAATGTGAAATAAAAAATCCAGTAATTTCTTACTGGATTTTATTGAAAGTTGTAACTCGTTGATTATCAACGAAAATCACACATATTTGTATTTTGCATTCTTGGTCTGTGCCATGAATCCAAGGAAACCTTGGTGTAACGCGGCCAAGTCGGAAGCCACCCGTGATATTTTGGTTTGTTGGGATTGTTTCATCTTATCAAACACAGTATCAGGTTCCGCATTTGCCAATCGGCTTTGAATGCTAGATGGATCTTCGCTGTTTAGAACTTTTAAGAAGTTATCAATGGAATCAATCCATGATTGAAGATCTCCAACGATTTGTTGGTTTCTCCTTGACAAGATATCAACCAATTCATTTTGAGTGGAATCCATGTCATTGGATGGATCAAATGCAGAAGGATCTGTACCATCGTCAAGAGACGCTTCCATAGCATCTCTTTCGAGTCCGGTGTCCATATCTTCGTCAGCTTCCAGTAGAACCTTTTTAAACCTAGCGGCATATAGATTAATCATATGTATATTTAGTATTTAAAAGGTAAATATATAAATGGCAAGCAAAGATTCTCCCTATTCGACAGGATTCATGTCTTCAAATATCAATTTTGATAATGATACTGAGCAAATGTTTAAACAAATCAAGAGAGAGGAGGATGAAACTCATGAATCCATTCCGACTCTGCCGTATGAGCTTACTCCTCTACCTCAATACTTTGCTGATATCGTGGACAATGCGATGCGAGCTTCTATTAATATAGAAAATGTTTTGAAATCTAAAAATTACAAACATAAAGAAGATTTATTCAAATTAAAATCCAATTTAGATAAAATTATCAAATATTTGATACGAAATGTAGATCCAACGCTTGACAAATTCGCAATCAGAAGTAGAATGGATTCAGATGATGAATAAGTTGAACTATAAACTGATAGGATACGCTGTACTTTTTAATATTTTGATATCATATGGACTCAGTCCATTCATTTCATTTATTTATGTGTTTTGCGTGATCGCAGCAATTAGTGTTATATTATTTTCTTATTTTTTCGAGATAAAACCATATATAACATCTCTCAAAGATGCAGCGGCGTCTGATAAGAAATCAGACTTAGACGATGTTGCTAATATGCTTTCAGAAATGGATGAAGTTATCAAGGAATATGAAGTTATGCTATCAGAGCAGGTCATCCAACTTCCATGCAATTGTGGAAAGCCTCTATTCGAGGGTATTTTGATACCAAATGCTGAGAATATCTGTGTTTGCCCATCTTGCAAAGAAAAATACAAAGTAATGGTGAGTTATGATTCTATATTGATGAGTGATGAAACTGATATCTCAACCATTTACGATAATATCAATAAAGCTGCGGAGGAAGCCGATAATAAAACGTTAGAGTAAGATGGTGGTCACATGAAACACATAACGATAACAAAAAAAGACGGCAACCAAGAAAAATTCGATTCTGTATCATTTTCCAGATGGGTTTGCTTGATCGAAGCATTTGATCTCATCTCAGAAAAGGCTAACGCGCTTGGAATTGATCTAGAAAAGGTTCTGAAACCGGTTGCCATTGAGCATTACATGGCAGAACGCTTCGTATCAGTTCTTCCCGATGTTGAGTATGAACTAGAGCATGGTATGCTTAGTTGAACACTTCGTTGACAAGATTATTGATCACAGTCTTGTCAATTGATTGTTCAAAATGAGATTTAAGTTCATCGATATTCAATCCAAGTTCTTTAAAGCCTATTAGATAATTTTTAAATCTTTGGGAAAGATCATTTGGATAACTGACACCAGATGGTCTATAAAATCTATGATTCCATCTTAAAAACGGCAAACACATCGTTGTTTTGCCGTTTTTTCGGTATTTTTCATGGATGTATCCTTCTTCCCCTCCGAATCCGCGAAATTCTTTGTTGAATCCTAACCATGAATCTTTTCGACAAGAAAATAAGCCAAGCCCTTGAGCTGGTATTTCAAAAGGTGGTCCATTAGGATCTTCACCTCGTTGATCATTACCCCAGACCCCCCACATATTTGATTGCCAAACAAGATCAAAATGAGTAGAAATTCCTCTAAGGTTGTCGTAAACGAGCGGGCCTTGTAATAAGTTTCCATCGTCTTTGTTGTTATCATAAAATTCTATTAACTTTTTTATAGCTCCGGGTTCTATAAGAACATGGCTATCAATACTTAATACATATGGTGTATCTGCGAGATCAAAAATTTTATTTCTTACAATTGTTGAATTGTATTTTGTAAATGGTAGATATTGAACAGGTTCTTCGATCCAATCGATAAAATCACGAATGCATTTTGAATGTTTCCCAGATGGGTTGTTATCAATAACTACGAACTCTACATCATTTAAAACTTCCTTGTGAAACATTCTAATTGCCTGAATTGTAAAATACAGTCCATCTAGATCATCATGTACAGCCATACCAATTGTAAGTTTTCGCATACTTGGATTTATTAAAAATTAAGCTTTTTGCAATCGCTTTCATAGCAAAACATCGTAGTCGAAGTCGATGTTGGTCTAGGAGTAGTTGTAGTCGGGGGCTGTGTTGTTATGGGGGGTTGTGTTGTAAGAATGGTTGATGGATCAGTTAATATTGAGGTTATAGGCACCTTTGAGTTAATAACTGGGGGCAATACATTTGGTAACTTTGTAGTGTTTAATACAGGAGGCGGAAATATGTATTTTATTTTAGGAGGACAACACGGTATTTTTGTTGTACCAGCTTGGGGGGTTGTGACCGTAGTTACTGTTGTGGTCGTTGTCATTATTTAGTAACCTAGTTTATTACAATAAACATTGCAAATTGCAATTGTTGTAATTTTCGGAGGTGATGTTGAAGTAGAAGTAGAAGTTGGTGCAATTGTAGTTATTGTAGTTTCTATAATATTCAACGGATTCGACAAAGGAAATGTCGGTGGTATTGTTATTTTAGTAAACGCTGGCAAAGGAAACACTGGTATTTTAGTGGTCAGTTCAATTGGATATGGGGGCGTTTCAATTATTAGTTCAGGACAACTAAGACATGGATAGCATGTCGTAGACCCCGGTATGGGAGGTGGTGTTGTTGGAGGTGTAGTGGTGGTCCCAGTGGTTGTACTGGTGCTTGTAGTTGTACTAGTGGATGTTGGAGGTAAAGTAGTCCCTGTAGTTCCAGTAGTTACTGTGGTCACTGTAGTTCCAGTAGTCCCTGTGGTTGTACTAGTGGATGTTGGAGGTAAAGTAGTCCCAGTGGTCCCTGTAGTTCCAGTAGTCACTGTAGTTTCAGTGGTTGTACTAGTGGATGTTGGAGGTAAAGTAGTCCCTGTAGTTCCAGTAGTTACTGTGGTCACTGTAGTTTCAGTGGTTGTTGGAGGTAAAGTAGTCTCAGTTGTATCTTCAGCGGGCATTTAATTAGAAGCGTTCGAATGGAGCTGTCTCCACTGTTGTTAAGTTTTCAGTTCCTTGCACATGAAAGTTTTTCAAGTATAGGGGGGCTGTTCTTACATTTGATGTTGAAGAAACGGGAGAAGAGTATGAAAATCCGGGGCGTAAAAATGAAATTGAATCTGGATTAGAATTAATATTCACAGACGTTAACTCTACAAATGTATTAGATCCGTCTATTTTATAATCTATTGTTAGTTTATCAGTGTTTGTGTACTTGAATCTTAATGTTTTATATACTTTATTACTTGACATTATTGTAAATGCCGGATCTATATTAGAAAGTTCCTCGTATAGTGTAATATTATCATTGATATCTCTTATAATAAGACTATTCCTTTTAATATTGTTTAATCCAACACCGGGTCTATATAATGATGATAATGCAAATAATCCAGTTGTGTCAAATGC